GCCTAGTGTGCCTATGATCTTAGATTTGTTTGCTAGTACTGTCCTGCTCATGTTGTTGACGCCTTCGGATAATTTACCGTCTAGGGCCATTTGTAATGATTCTGCGAAACCTGTAGATTGTGCCAATGATAGGGCCGTTCCTGCCTCTATTGCACTGACATTAAAGCTTCGACGTGCTCTTCTTCGTGGTGCTTTACGTCTTGCTGCCATGCAGCCGTAGCGGCTGTATTACTTAAAAGATTTACCTTGTGTATTCTTATAATATTCGTCCCGTTTAACTTTAAAATAGTGCGCTACAGCTTGTTCTACAACAACAGAATTAGTTATTTTTGTCGTCGAATAAAAACCTCTTGTGCTACTTAAATACTGCTTTAGATGTCTAATGTAGTTTATTGTTTCTTGTTCAAAACGTAATGACACTGTTTCTTTTGGCGGCCAACTTTTTTTTCTACCCATCAATCACCTGTAATTTTTGTAATAACGCTTGTTTACAATGTCTACAATATCCTACTGATGTAGATCTACTGTTTTCAGGTATAAATTGTTCGCACCTATTGCAAATCATAACAACCACCTACACCCTTCGTGTATGCACATACAATAACAAGTGTGCGGTCTTTTGTGTTTGCGCTTTCGTTTGCAATGACTGCTTCCGCAGTTTACACATTTCATTCAAGATCTATCTCCAACGGAAACGCGTACTTTTCTAACTCTGCCTTTGTCTTATGGCTAGGGTCTGCCTGATGTAATGCACTAAGAGCCATTACATGTACTAATCTGTCTAGTTGTCTTTCTTTTTTGTCAAACATAGCTAATACTTACATTACACACTAGTATATAATATTTTATATAAATAAGAAATAATATCTAAGTATGTAATACTATAAGTTATATAAAATATATGTATATGGATACCTTATTTTATTGTTATATATATAAAATAAACCTATAGTTCCCCTAATTTTCCGCTCTTTTGTGGCTGTTTTTGGGGGGGTTTTTGCTGTTGTTGGGCAAGTAAACCCCCTAGTCCTGCCTTGTTAGCGGCATATTCTACCATCATGCTCGTCCAATCACCATCCTTAGCCGCTTTACGTATTCCATTCATAGGATCTAAATCTTTTGCTTTCTTAGTCATTGCGCCAACAGAACCAAAAAAAGAATCTTGGAAAGCTTGCAACTTGTCGTGCATTCTATCTTCAATTTCTTCTATTACTGCTTCTAATGCTTCTAATAATATTTCGTCGCTTTCGGGCGATTGTACCCATGTAGTCCACTTACGTCGACTTAACTCTGCAATATAGTTAGACAGAAAAAAATAAAACACTGTCCAAATGCTGGCGTATATCAATAACGTTACTTCGTCAATCTCCATACGTTAACATTTGGCAGCAGGTGAAAAAGCTATGCTATATTAGACAAAAATGTCCTGCTGCCGTTAAGTCTATAATATCGGTAATTTACTACGTATTTCCGCTTCTTGTTCTTCTGTTATAAAATTAAATTGACGCGTTAAACCTAATGCAACATCAACAGGCAATGTTACAGGATTTAATCTAAGCAATAAACCTGTAACATCTTCACTTAACGATATTCCTTCTTCTTTAGCTCTTTCTTGTAATTGTTTGGCTAAGGAAGCCAGTACGATAGGAGTGACGACTATAGCGGCCACCTTAACCAATTCACTAGGCGCATCACCTTCTAAAAATGCTTGCGTTGTCTTGTTGTTGTAATATTGATCTATAGCTTGCTGTTGTGCCTTAGTTACTTTTTGTAACTTAAATCCATCAGGCACTAACGCAAAAGGCATTATAACCCAAAACCTTTCTTGCCGCGTTCTATTGCGCCTTCTGTAGGTCTGTCTGTAATAATTAACGGCCTTATTGTTGTACCATTATTAGGCAACTCAGGCACAATATCTTTAGCGTTAGGTTCGTCTACTGTGCGATCTACTGCCAATTTAACTAATCCTAATCCTATAGGTAATGCTAACAATGTTGCTAATTTAGCCATATTACATCATTCCCGTTTCTTTTGCTGCAAGATATGCAAGCAAAAGTCGTACAAGTAATTGTTCCACTGTTCTACTGTCATTAAGCCACTTCGGGAACTCGACATGATATATTTTTTGCGTCATTTAATACGGTTTGACGCTTGTGTAACCTGTCTGTTAAGCAATAATACTTTATCTAATGACATAGGTACAAAGCTATCGCTGTGTCCCATCTTGTCTAGTACTAAATCATAACTTGCATTCATTATTGTTTTCATTTTTTTGCGCACTTGCGCTTTTGTTAATTTTTTTTTAGGCATATATCCTTCCTTGTATTACTGCGTAGCACTTTCTGTCTGTTTGTCCGCCTGTAAAATTAGTGCCATCGCACGATACTCTACTATATGCAGGCAAAACAACAGGTATAGGATTTAACGGGTTAGGTGATTGTGCCGTTTCGTTAAGCGATCCTGTTACTATTTCACTGTTTAAAGTTGTTTCAAATACAATATTATCTGTTGTGTCTTCGCCTACCATATACTGTATAGTTCCAACAAATAAATATGCGCCTGTTTCAAACTCTAGTAATGTATTTTTTTGTCCTACTAATATTACTCCGCTATATGCATAAGCAAAATTGCCTATTGTTTGTAAACTTTTACCTGTACCAGCTGGGTTTGCGCCTACTACTGGGTTGCCCCCGCCTAACATAAGTTAGACCTCTAAGCAAATTGTAAGGTTGCGCCTACAGATATAGTTGCTGCGTCGGTTACTGCAACAGACATTTCAACACTGTTACCTGACTGAACTGCTAGGTCGGTGTCAATTTCTATCATGTTAGAGTTAGATCCAACACTTGAAGGCATTGCAGTTTGTCCTGCGCCTGCAAAAACGGCGTCGCCGTCTTTCATAGCGTTGCCGCTAATCTTCAAAAGTGGTACATATTCTTCTACAGCATCCGCGCAAGTAGAAAAAATAATCTTCTTGATAGATGTTACGTTTGTTGGTACTGTAAAAGAGCTGCTTTGGCTAGCTCCTGCCAAGTTGTCTAAAGCTTGAAAGCTTGTGGTTGCGCTTAGTTGTGATTCTGTTCTTGATACTACGATTGCCATGTTTATATCTCTCTATAGTTTAACTCTAATTGGGCCGAGTTTAGCCAATGTGCCGCTTGCAAATCCTTTGCTGGCTACTTTTGCAACTGCTGCTGCGCCTAGTGTGCCTATGATCTTAGATTTGTTTGCTAGTACTGTCCTGCTCATGTTGTTGACGCCTTCGGATAATTTACCGTCTAGGGCCATTTGTAATGATTCTGCGAAACCTGTAGATTGTGC